AGTATGCCAGGTGGTTCAGGTGGAGGTGGTGCTTCCAGAGGATCAGGTCAACAAACTGGAGGATCAGGTACAGCCAATCAAGGTTTTCCCGGTGGAGACTCTCCAGGTCCAGGAAATTCAGCAGGAGCTGGTGGTGGCGGAGCTAGTGCGGCTGGTTCAAATACAAGTACTGATGGTAATTCTAATGGCGGAGCTGGTTTAGCAAGTTCAATTACAGGAGGATCGGTCACAAGAGGTGGTGGCGGAGGTGGCGGAAATAATCCTGCAGGTACAGGAGGCCCCGGTGGTGGTGGAAATGGAGCATTAGAACCTTCAAATGCAACTGCTGGCGCAGTAAATAAAGGTGCTGGCGGTGGTGGAAGACAAGGAACAGGTCCCCCAGGAGCAGCTCAACAAGGTGCTGCGGGAGGATCAGGTATAGTTGTTATTAGAATAACTGACGCGCCTGCATCAATTTCAGTTTCACCAGGTACAAATACATTAAATACATCTGGATCTGATCACATAGCCACTTTTACTGTGGATGGGGTATTAACAGTATAGGAAATAAATTATGGCACATTTTGCAAAATTAAAATCAATGATAGATCCAACAGGTTTTACATCTGATATACATTTAGTTGTACTTAGAGTACATGTTGTGGGAAATGACAATCCCGCAAACGGTGGTACTATTGGTGAAAATGATATGCATGTTGATGGTGAAACGTTTTGTGAAAAGTTTTATAAAGGTGGAATATGGAAACAAACCTCATATAATAATAATTTTAGAAAACAATACGCTGCAGAAGGATTTGTTTATGATCCTGTAAAAGATAAATTTTTACATCCACAACCTTATGCCTCTTGGTCATTAGATGATGATGATAATTGGCAAGCACCGGTAACTTGGCCAACCAATGTTAGATATACAATTGGGGAAGTAGAACATATTTACGATGTTGCATGGAATGAAGAAGGTTTAAAATGGACTGCTGAAAATCATAATGGACAACCTCTTGATTGGGATCCATCTGCACTAGAATGGGTAGCAGTTTAATAAAATAGGTCTTTACTTTAATTTTAATTTAATATATCATAAATTTAGAAAGTTTATGAATTTAAAAAATTATTATTGGTATTTTCAATCAGCAATTCCACAACATATTTGTGATGACATTGTAAAATATGGTTATCAACTTCAAGATCAGCTAGCAGTAACCGGTCTTCGAACAAACAAAAAAGAATTAAATAAAAAAGAATTAAAGGATTTAAAGAAAAAAAGAAATTCAAATATTGTTTGGATGAATGATAGATGGATTTATAAAGAAATTCAACCATATGTTACTCTAGCAAATAAATTAGCTGGATGGAATTTTGAATGGGATTTTTCTGAATCTTGTCAATTTACAAAATACAAAAAAGGACAATATTATGATTGGCATTGGGACAATCATAATGAACCTTTTTCATATCCAGATGACCCAAAAGATCCAAGAAACGGTAAAATTAGAAAGTTGTCTGTTACTGTTACATTGTCAGATCCTAAAGATTATAAAGGTGGTGAACTAGAGTTTGATTTTAGAAGTGGAGATCCAAATAAAAAACCTGTTATTAGAAAATGTACAGAAATATTACCTAGAGGTTCTTTAGTTGTATTTCCTAGTTTTGTGTGGCATAGAATATGTCCAATTACAAAAGGAGAAAGAAACAGTTTAGTTATTTGGAATTTAGGAAGGCCCTATAAATAGTATGCTTAAACAATATAAATTACCTAAAGAAAGTTTTATTGGTGGCTGGTTTATTCCTAAAAAAATTTGTGATAACTTAGTATCTTATTATAATGAATTTAATTCACATGCTAGACCAGGAACTGTAACAGGTGGATTGGTAAATAAATTTTTTAAAGATTCTATGGATTTATGCATTAAGAAAAATAATTTTGATAAAGAAATTATTGACTACCATAAATATCTTCAAAAAGTTTTAAATTTATATATGAAAAAATATCCTGAAGTAAATAAGTATGAAAAATTTAATGTTTCAGGATGTAATATTCAAAAATATCCAAAAAAAGGTGGGTTTAAAAGATTTCATTGTGAGAGATCTTCTAAAGATTTGTCACAAAGAGTTTTAGTTTTTATGACATACTTAAATGATTTAGAAAAAGGAGGCACTAAATTTAAATATCAAAAAATTACTACTCCTTCTAAAAAAGGTCTTACTTTAATTTGGCCTACAGATTTCACTCATGTTCACAAAGGTGAAATTGTAAATAAAGAAAAAATAATAATAACAGGATGGTATTCTATAATATGAGTTTTAAAAAAAATAAATATTCGGTATTAAAAAAAGCAATTAGTAAAGAATTAGCAGATTTTGTTTTTGCTTATTTTTTAAAAAAAAGAAAAGTAGCTAAATTTTTATTTGAACAAAAATATATATCTCCATTTCATACTGAACACGGTATATGGAATGATCAGCAAGTTCCCGATACTTACTCACACTATGGTGATATTGTAATGGAAACTTTACTAGAAGAAGTAAAACCTACCATGGAAAAACATACTGGATTAAAATTAAATGAAACTTATTCGTATGCAAGAATATATAAAAAAGGAGATGTGTTACCTAGACATAAAGATAGATACTCTTGTGAAATATCTACTACTTTAAATGTAGGAGGAGACCCGTGGCCAATATATTTAGATCCAATAAACAATAAACGACATACTGAGTATTCAAAATATACAGAAGGAACTAACCCAGGTGTAAAAGTAGATTTAGAACCAGGTGACATGCTTATATATTCTGGATGTGAACTAGAACATTGGAGAGAAGAATTTAAAGGTAAAGACTGTGGACAAGTTTTTTTACATTATAACAGAGCTAATTCTAAATTAGGAAAACTAAATAAATTTGATAGAAGACCTTTTGTTGGTTTACCAGCATTTTTTAGACCTTAAAAATAAACGTTTAAAATACCTAAATTATATTGTATATAATAATATGGCAGGAGATTCCACCACACCATCTTCTGCCTTATAATTAAGGACTTTATATGCTACAAAAATTAGGTTTTTTACCAGGATTTAATAAACAAGTTACATCTACAGGCGCTGAGTCTCAATGGACTGGAGGTGAAAATGTTCGTTTTAGGTATGGTACACCCGAAAAAATAGGTGGTTGGGCTCAACTAGGTGAGAGTAAATTAACGGGTGCAGCTAGAGGTTTGCATCACATGGTTAATAAAGAAGGTATTAAATATGCAATTATTGGAACTAATAGAATACTGTATGCTTACTCTGGACAAGTATATTATGATATCCATCCTTTAACTAATCCATCAGGAACCGCTATTACAAATGCATTTAGCACATCTAACGGATCACCGATTGTAACTGTTACATTTAGTGGTTCACATAATTTTGAAGCTGGTGATATTATTTTGTTTGGAGATACTTCTACATTTAGTGCTATTACAGGTTCTAATTTTGGCGCTGCAGATTTTTGTGATAAAAAATTTATGGTAACAAGTGTACCTAACAGTACAACAATAACCATTACTATGCCTGGTAATGAAGGTGGAGCAGGAGCTACAACTTCTGGAGGCATAACTTATTTTCAATATTATCATGTAGGCCCAGCAGAACAAGTTGGGGTTTTTGGTTGGGGTATATCTCAATGGGGTGGAACATCGACTGCTCCTCAAACAACAACTTTAAATGGTGCATTATTAAATGATGCGTTTGGAACTGGTGGATCAGGAACTAGTATTACTCTAACATCTACAATTAATTTTCCAACAACAGGAACAAATTATATTCAAGTAGGCACTGAGGAAATTTCTTATACAGGTGTGTCGGGAAATGATTTAACAGGTATTACAAGAGCTGTAAGAGGAACAACTAGAGCTGCTCACAGCACCGGTGCTACTGTAACTGATTACAGTGAGTATTCTGGTTGGGGTCAATCATCTGCTAACACAGACACCGTTGCCGAACCTGGTATGTGGGCATTAGATAATTTAGGTAGTACACTTATTGCTTTAATATTTAATGGAGAATGTTTTCAATGGGATGCAGATGCTACAAACGCTACAAACACTAGAGCTACAATTATATCAGGTGCACCAACAGCATCTAGAGATATGTTAGTCTCTACTCCCGATCGTCACTTAGTTTTCTTTGGTACAGAAACAACTATCGGAGATAAAACTACACAAGATGATATGTTTATTAGATTTTCTTCTCAAGAAGATATTACAGACTATACACCTACGGCTGAGAATAGTGCTGGTACACAAAGACTGGCCGATGGATCACGGATCATGGGGGCTGAACTAGGTAGGAATGCAATTTACGTTTGGAGTGATACAGCTTTATTTACTATGAGATTTGTAGGTCAACCATTTACATTTGCTTACGAGCAAGTTGGTACTAACTGTGGATTAATTGGTAAGAATGCAGCTGTTGAAGTTGATGGTGCTGCGTATTGGATGTCTGACAATGGTTTCTTTAGATACACTGGTAAACTAGAATCTATGGACTGTTTAGTTGAAGATTATGTTTATGATAATATTAACACAACATCTAATCAAATGGTTTATGCTGGAATTAATAACTTGTTTGGTGAAGTTACATGGTTTTATCCTGAATCTGGATCAAATGTAAATACACAATCAATTACATACAGTTATCTAGACTCAACTGCTAAACGACCTATATGGTTTGTAAACGCAAGTTCTTTATTTATTAGAACTACATGGCAAGATTCTTCAGTATTTGGATTACCACATGCAACTCAATACGATGCAGGAACAGATAGTTCTTTTGATGTAACAGGAAATACAGATGGAATTTCATATTACTATGAACATGAAACAGGAGTTAATCAAGTAAGACTGGGAGTAACAACAGCTATACCGGCTAATATTACTTCTGGAGATTATGATATAACACAAAAAGTTATTAGAGGAGCAGCGACTAATATGGCTGACCTTAGAGGTGATGGTGAAAACATTATGAGAGTTAGTAGAATTATACCTGACTTTATATCTCAACAAGGAACTTCTATTATACAATTAGATTTAAGAAATTATCCTAATGATACTGCAGCTAGCTCATCACTTGGACCTTTTAGTATTACATCTGGCACTACAAAAGTAGATACACGAGCTAGAGCAAGAGCTATAGCTCTTACAATATCAAACACAGCTGTAGATACTAGTTGGAAATTAGGAACTTTTAGGTTAGATATACATGCTGGAGGAAGAAGATAATGTCAATTACAAGATTACAACAAGCTAGACAGATGTACGCAACAGGTCAAAGAGTTGGAAGAGTTGCATTTGGTGGTGGTGGTAGTCAAGATCATCATGGTGGTCAATATCAAGGTGCTGGTGCTGGTGCATCGGGCCCAGCAGGTGGAGCCTCTTCAGGTGGAAACTATGGTGGTAATGCTGGTGGTAATCCTGGTGGTAAAAGTGGTGGTGGTAGTCCTAAATCATACGATGGTCCTAATATTCATGGCGGCCCAGCTTACACACCTCCTACTACAAATATTGTTGATGAAGTTGCATTAACTGGATATGGTAAAGTTCCAGGTGTAGATTATAGGGCAGTGGGTCCAGGTTCTCAATATCAAAAAAATATAACTTTACAAAATCAATTATTAAACACGCCTTATCAACCACTAAAAACTCCGTTCATGACACTAAACACGGTAGGTAATATTTTAGGTGGATGGGGACATAAAAAAAACACACAATTTTTTTCTGACAATTCTATTGGAGGAAAAATAAACCCTGCAACTGGAAAACCTTTTGGTTACGGAATAGATGGTTACAAAGATTATATGAGACAAAGGTCACTTGGAAGTGTTGGGGCATATGGTGATACTCTTCCATCTTATGGTGTTGATAGTAATGACAATTATCAAGGAATTGAAACTTTATATAGCTCTAACATGTTTGATGACACTGACACTGACATTGACACTGACACAGAAACAGAAGGCTTTACTTGGAGGTTTGCAGGGAATCAACCGGAAGATGTTAGGAAAAGAATTGAAGAACAATATAAAGATTATTACACGATATAATGGCTAAGATAGTACAATCATTAACCAGAGCAAGCTCAGAGTATGAGGAAGACGTAGCACAGTCTTTAGTGAGAGATTTAGATGCGGTGTTAGAGAAATTAAACACTACATTTCAAGAAGAATTAAAACAGGAGATAGAAGCTAGAA